TAACCCAGCATTCATTATGTACCAGCAGCCGGCATGTGTTTGATGCATAGTATTTGATTCTAGGTCAACTAAAAAACTCTCACCATTTGATAAAGATAGATGCCAGCGGTCATCAATATCAGAGTGTTTTGTGTAACAAGTTTTTATATCTAAGTTTATAATTCTAATTTCACCTTTATCTTCTTCAGGTAAACTATTAATTATTTCTTCCCATACTGTATTTTTATATTCTTCTTTTAGTGTCCAGCGATCGTAAAAAAAATCTCCTGTTGGTTGATTCAAGGTTAACTTAAAATCAATTTCAGGTAAAGTGTCATATGCACTTATTAGCAATTCCTGAGGAACAGTATAAGATGTTTGCTCAATCATAACGTATTTATGATATAATAGTAGCATATAAATACGTTATGACTACTCATATTGAACCGTTTTGGGATGATTTTTATAAAACACTAGAATACACAACTGAACATTTTAAAGATTCTGCTCAAGTAGATCAGTGGAAAACTTGTGGACATAAATTAGAACAGATGACAATTGACGTACATCAGTTAAAAAATGACAGCGAATTTAGTGCAAATATCAAATCTTATTTTCCAAACCTTACAAATATAGGTCTTTCAATACATAGATTAAAACCTGGTAATTACCTTCCAATACATCAAGACAAGTATGGTTTCTACTCTAAAAAACATAATGTAAAAAACTTAAACAATATAAGACGGTGTGTTGTGTTTTTGGAAGACAGCGTTCCTGGACATATGTTAGTAATCAAGAACGACTGTTTTTTAATGTGGAAATCAGGAGATGTGAAATCTTGGCAGGGCGAAGATTCGCACAGTGCTATAAATTTAGGTATGCAAAACAGGTACACTTTGCAAATTACAGGTATTGTCAATGGAGTTTGATAGAATAATTTTACTAGAAAATTTAAAAGGCACTGCTTATCTAATATTAGAAGATAATAGTCGTGTGGCGCTAGATGATTATAAAGCTGGTATAGAACATTTTTACTCTCCTAAAATACAAGATTTTAAAAATTACATAGAGTTATTAGGAAATATAAATGTTCCTTATATCATGTTTAATAATACATTTGAGTCAATTCAATTGAACACAATAATGTATGATATGTCAACTGTTGATTTCTTAAACAAGAACGGGTTGCATATTTTCCTAACTGAAAATTTAATGAAATACGATAGTGATAGAGTATATCACTCAAGAAGAGCTAAAGAAAACTTCTTACAACTTAATGATGACATAGGAGTAAACAGCGGACTTTTTAAAAATCCTCGTTGTGGCCAATTAGATAGTATACAAGATCTTATAGATAATAACAAATTAACTAATGTAACAGTTTATACACCAGAACACGGAGTAGACAAAGCATTTACTAGATACAAAGGTATGAAGTTTAAATGGAAAGATTTATTTTTACAACAATTTATAAAACAAAATAATATTGTAGAATATAATAAAACAAAAATAAAACACACATTTATCAATTCTAATTGGAGATACGAACCTTTCCGTCATGCTGTTGCTGCATATCTTACAAATTATAATTCTAAAATTAGCTGGTGTTATCAGTCTACAGAAGAAGTATTTAAAAAAAATATGTGGTTTACTCCTAATAAAAAATTACTATCTGGATTTGATAAATTAAATTCATCAGTCCCGTTAACGATTGATGTAGACGTATTAGAACCTACAACATTAAAAGGTAATATTATGGATAGATTTGCACTACCTAAATTTAACAATATGCCAAATATGTTGAATACAATGTACAACGAGTGTTTTTGTAGTGTTGTAACAGAATCAAGTTTTTTAGACATCACTAGATACATAAGCGATAAAACATTATCTGCAATTTTTAACCATATGCCTTTTGTAATTGTAGGACCTCCGCATTCGTTAAAAACAGCACAAGATATGGGATTCAAAACTTTTAGTGATTATTGGGACGAATCCTATGATAATGAATTTGATCATACAAAACGCATGTATAAAATTTTTGATGTTATAGATACTATTGCAGCATATAGTAACGACGAACTAGTCAGGATCCAGCAAGACATGCAATCAGTGCTGATATATAATAAGCAGCACATAAAAAAACTAGAGTTATAAATGAGTATAGATTATTCAGTCTTTGACTGGCAAGAGACATATATGATAGACGAAGTTCCTGCAGACGATGTTTGGAAAAATTTTGCCACGGTAAAAAAATTAAACTTAGAATCACACTATCGTAATCTTAATATGCCAAAAGAATGTTCTAAACATTTTATGGCGTTTTCACCAACTTTAGACGATGCATTAACTTCTTACATAGAACCCTTCAAAGATAAAACACATCATTATAACTTTTTAAAACTTACACCTGGTTATAATCTTTGGATGCACTACGATAGCTATTCTACTTTTGTGCGTTATAATAACATTACAGAAACACAATCAGAAAAAATTAATAGAACTATTGTAATGCTCACAGACTGGGAACCTGGACAAGTACTGCAAATTAAAAACGATACACACACTAAATGGAATATAGGAGATACATATTCTTGGAGTGCGTATGCCTGGCACGGTGTTGGCAACTTTGGTTTTAGTGACTTTGTAGTCATGCAAATTACATGGTTAGACGAATGAGCTATACTTACGATAAAAAACATTTACCTTTTGGACACTCTACTGCTGTAAACGATAGTGAAGTACTAGATGTTATAAAAACTATAAGTTTAGAAAACTTTGACAATGTTGATATTAACCGAACTTTTTGTAAAGAATATTTAGAGTGGATCAAACGTCATCCTAACACTGTTAAAGGACTAGACGAATTTAAATATGCTGTTTATTCACACGGTACAAGTGAAGCATTTGATAAATTTTATTTCAAAAATTTAAACAGACGGTTTAGAATTTTTAAATCAGAATACTTGTACCATCAGCTTGCATGGCGGAACAGTAATTTAGATTGGGCATATATTGAGGATGCTAAACTTCATAAAAACGATGCAGTGATTATAAGTTATCCTTTTGCTGATACAGGAAACAAACATGAACAAATGGATTTTATATTACATAATTGTACAGCACTAGATATTCCTGTACTAATAGATTGTGCATACTATACAATTAGTTCAGGACTTGAATTTAATTTTACTCATAAGTGTATTACTGATATTACGTTTAGTTTGAGTAAAATGTTTCCTGTTGCACACGCAAGAATTGGTATGCGTTTAACACGAGAAGACGATGACGATACATTATTTGTATATGAAAAAGCAAATTACCAAAATAGACTAGGAGCAATACTAGGTTTAGAATTAATTAGAAATTTCGAACCAGATTATATAGTAAACAAGTATAAAGATACGCAAATAAAGTTTTGTAATCTTACTAACACACAGCCAAGTTTCACAGTTCTTTTTGGACTAGGCAATGAACAATGGAACGATTACAATCGTGGAGGTATTACTAATAGACTTAGCTTCCACAATTATTTAGATAAAGGAGTTTTAGATGGCAGTGCAATCGAACAATGATTGGGATCCTCTAGAAGAGATTTTTGTTGGTACTGCAAAAGGTGCAGTACTACCTACAATGGACCCAAGTGTTCGTAGTTTTTCTTATGCTACTTATAGTGAAGAAGAACTAGTGGGCTTAGAAGGTCCACATGATAAACAAATTATGGAAGAAGCAGAAGAAGATTTAGAGATATTGTCTGATACACTAACTAAACTAGGCATAAAAGTGCATCGTCCAACTCCTACTGATCACAGTTTAGAATTTAGTTCACCTGATTGGACCACCACTGGCTGGTACAGCTTTTGCCCAAGAGACTTATTGTTACCTTTAGATAATATGATTATTGAATGTAGTAGCCCAATGCGAGCAAGACAATACGAAACTAGAGTGTACTATGACTATTTGTATCAACAAATGAAAGAAGGTACACAATGGATTAAAAGTCCGTCACCTATACTAAAAGATGACTTGTACCAGTTTGATGATCTAAGTGTTCCTACGGTGCGCAACAATGAAATAGTTTGGGAAGCACCTAACGTAGTAAGGCTAGGCAGAGACTTGCTTTACCAACACAGCAATACAGGTAGTATACTAGGATACGAATGGTTAAAAACTATTGTAGAACCTAGAGGGTATCGTTTGCATCTTGCAGAAGACTTTTACTTCTTTGCACATTTTGACAGTACAGTTATTCCGCTACGTCCAGGACTAGTTATGTTTAATGCAGAACGTTGTAGTCCGGATCATTATCCAAAGATTTTTGAAAAGTGGGATAAGATTTTTGTAGGTATGGACGACCTAGTTGCACCCAATTGCAATTTGCCAAATGGTGTAAGCCCTTGCTCACCTTGGATTGGGATGAATCTGTTAAGTATTAATGAAAATTGTGTAGTAATTGACAAAGACCAAGAACCACTAATGCGTATTTTAGAAAAGTATGGTATTGAAAGTGTTCCTTGTCCTGCACGTCAAGCACGTAGTATGAGTGGCGGTTTTCACTGTAATACATTAGATGTTAAACGTAAAGGCGGGTTAGAGGACTATTTTGACTAGTATAGGCATATTTGGAGATAGCTTTACAGCAAATCCGCATTCAGAGTATAATGTTACTACAGAAGGATTTATTAAAGAAATATACAAAGTCTGTAGACGTAAATATTCTGACGAAGAAGCTGAGCTTGTAAGAGCTAAATGGGGAGAAAAATATATCGGATGGCACAGGCATCTTGATGCTTGCACTTATGGTCAAAGCGGTAGCGATCTATATTATAGTTATAATCAATTTGTAAAACATCATAAAAAATATAAAACTTGCATATTTGTTGTTACAAGCGCATTTAGATATAGCACAAACTCTAAAGGTTGGATTCATTCCGCTTCTTATGAAGATGCTATTGAAAAAATAAATTTTACAACAGATTATTCTACAAAACTATATTTTAAATCATTAGCTAACTTTTTTAAAAATATTTACTATAACGATACCGAGCGTGTAGAGTTTATTAATCAAGCAATGCTCGATAGTATAAAACTATTAAGACCAGACACTATTTTTATAAATGCATATCCTGACTTAAAACAAGCATATGATTTAGAGTTAGCGAGTTGGAATACTACACACGAAGAAAGTCAAGACTATACAAAATATTTTGATTTAAGACACTGTCATATGACAAATGAAAACAATAAAATTCTAGCAGATTTTGTAAAAAATAATATCAACAAGTCTGGTTATTTAAATCTGTCTAAAGTTGAGTGGAATAAAGGGACAGAAAAATCTAATTACTTAGTTCAGACGAAAAATGTTATTGACTGGTTGCTTTCCTAGTATATTATTCCAAACATTTATAGTATAATCTAAACCGTCGTCTAAACTTACTTTAGGTTCCCAGCCTGTGATACTAGTTATTAGTCTGTGATTACTGTTTAACCAATAAATTTCTCCAGGTCTTATTGGTTTGGTATCCCAAACAACTTCACCTGTCCAACTAATTTTATCAGCAATCATATTAACATAATCTTTAATCTTAATAGGATTGTCAGGACCAATTGTAAAGATATAACCGTTATTTACTTTGCTAGGGTTGTTAATAACTGTACACCATGCATCCAACAAATCTTCAATAAAGATAAAGTTACGATATGGTTCTGCATATCCTAGTTCAATACGTTTAGGATTTTTAATCATCTGTGTAATAATCTGTTCTGTCACAAAGAAGTCATTGTCCTTGCGTCCGTAACTGTTAGTTTGACGTATTGCAGTAAATGGCAATCCTAAACTTCTATGTGCATATTCAAGATACTTTTCACAACCGTATTTTGCAACAGCATACGGTGCATTTGGATTAGGAGTAGTATTTTCGTCAAATGCTATAAACTTTTTAGGTGTAACGTTGTCACGTACTTCGTCACTTATAGGTTGCCATCCGTAAACTTCCATAGTGCTTGCAAACACAAAGTTTTTTAAATTTTTTACTTTACTAGCAGCTTCTATTAAGTTTACTGTGCCTACGTAGTTAATTTGACTAAATGTAATTTGTTCATAAAAACTATTTTCAACTTCTGTACGAGCTGCTAAGTGTACAATTATGTCAGGCTTAATACAGTCAACTTCTTGCTGAACACTATCGAAATCTAATAAGTCACTTTGTAAATGGTGTAATGTATGATCGTTTTCTAAACGTGGAGTTAGATGTTGGCCAATAAATCCGCTGGAGCCTGTTAATAAAATCTTCATAAAAAATCCCCTGACATATTATATATCAGAGGATTATTAAAATAATTAAACTTTTGGATTAATAGAAATCGTTCCAAGTAGTTCCGTTATAACCTTGATGTTTATTTGTGTCTGTTAAGTACACTATCATACCTGCCTCAGGCGACGGAATAGCTGCGTCTCTATCAGTTGCGTTAGCATATGGTGTAACTTTTAACGTAGGTGCTTCAAATGTGCCTCTAGAATCAAACGAAGCAGCTATATTATATCCGCCATCGTAATCATGTGTATTAATAAGTAGCTTTCCGGGTAGTGCATTAAGCCCTGTAACAGTATCAATTTCTGTAGTTAATTGCACTTTTGGTTTGACAATACTTCCATCATATGCTGAAAACGCTATTGCAGAAATATAGTCACCTGATTGTACAGCTAACGGTGATACGTCAGTGCCTCTATAACTTTCAATTACAAATTGGGTAGCAAGGTCAGGATTATTACTTACACCGTATCCTTTCTGTATAGTAAGAGTAGTGTCAATAGATACATGATCAGACACTAGTGGTTTAATACTATTACCGTCTAAAAATAAATCAGTGTTTGATAATGTGCTATTTGTAGCATCTATTAGAACATCGCCACCTATATTTTGCGCATTTCCAATCAAAGTACCGTTAACATTACCGTTTAGTGTACCATTAAACTCTCCACGATCACCATCTACTAATATAGTTGAGTCATCGCCTATAACGTTAATTCTATAGTTTTGTTGTTCTTGGAAGATTGAATTGACTGATACAGGAATAAAGTTAAATCCGTCAAACAACAAAATATCTAAAGCATTAAGATCACCCGCAATCTGAACATCAGTAAGATCGTTCATTCCAATTGGACTTGCACCTGGAATTGGTATAGGTTCCCATTTGTTTGAAGCACCTACATAAGTAAGCACGTCACCGTCTGCATAACCTAGCAAATCTGTATCAGTTAATTGATTTAGCGTAGTAGCACCACCGCCACCGCCGCCACCACCGACAACTTCAACTCCACCGGTTTCAACGCCGTCACCGATAAAAAGTTTGCCAGTATCAGTTACATATATTAGTTCACCTTCTGCTAAAGGTGTTACTAGAGCTTGACGTTCTGCTTCAGTGCCTCGTCTTAAACGTAGTGCCATCTTGTTATACTCCTGGAAATATCTTCTTGTTAGTAGTATTTATGCAATTTGTCAAATATCTTATTGCCGTTTCTTCATAAAAGTTTTTGTTCGTTCTTTTACATCTTTTACTACTTTATCAGTATTAAGTCTAAAATCAACGTGTTTAATAGAATCATCATATTCAGAAAAAAATTGTTCTAAACTATTTTCGATTTCTTCGATATTTACTTGCTCTTTATCATCAATTGGATCAACGTTTATTTCCCATACTTTACCGTCTAAAAAATGTACATGTACACTATGAATGTATTGTATAGGAACGGCTTTAATTTCAACATCTGCAAAAATTTCTGGCCAGTGTTGAATTACTTCAGGCGGCAATTTTCCAGATTGTTTAGGCACTTGTAGTTGACTTCACTTTTGTTTTCTTCTTAGTAGGTACTAATTCTTCAGCCATATCTCTTAACTGCTTTGCTTCTTTGTATAGCCTATCAGCATCCGATCTATATTTTGCAGCAAGTGCTTCGTCGGTTAACACATCATTTGTAGCAGCAGTCTCTGTAGTTGTCTGCGGCATCTCATTAACTGATGCTAAAGTACCACCTGACGTATTTTCAATTGCTAAATCAGAAACTGAAACACCTTTCTGTTGTGCAATTGCTTCATTCAAATCAGATAATAAAATAGTTGTATTTGAATTTGGAATCATTTCAACACTATTAGTTGGTACCTTTATCATTTTACCTGTCTTATGAAATCTAGCCAACATAGTACTACCATCAGGAAGTGCAGTTCTGGCCATCACAGTAGCTAAATCATCTGCTTCCTGCCCTGCAGGAGATTCTACTAGTTTAATTAGTGTATCATGATCGCCTGCTTCTAAATTTTCAGTAGTTACAACAACACAATTATCTGGATCATTAGGTAACACCTTATATGCAACTACTACTCGTCTTTTTGTTTGGACCATTCGTCCTACGTGTTTTAACATTTTATGCTCCTTGTTGCGGTTGATTCGCTGTTACTGCACCTAAAAAAGCTTCTAGCTTATTATAAGTTTGTCCAACTGTCATCATTTCGTTAGGCTTAAATGCACCACGTTGGCTAGCAACATCAATAATACTTTTTAGCGCCTGCAAATCAGTAACTGTAAGATCAGGTGCCTGAGGTGCTTCTTGTTCAGGTGCAACTGGTGTTTCGGTTACTTCAGCAGTGGTTTGTTCTTCGCTCATAATTATCTCCTTGTTATAGTATATATGCGCACTTTATTTATTTGTACTTCAAATGTGGACAAGCTAACATGAAATAACTCATGTCTTTGCCATCTTCAAACCCTATTGTAAGGACTTGTGTTAATTTATTATCTGTGTCTAAAACTACATTTTTGCCAACAAAGAATCTATTTTTTAAATGACTTTTAATCCACTTACAAATAGATTCTTCTAAATTGTAAGAAAGAGAAACATTAACGTATTCAAAGTAAGAAGGCGGATGAGATAACCTTCTTACATTAAAAACTTCTAATGGATTTACTTTTTTGTCTTTTAACATACTATGCCGCAAATTCATAATGTGCCGTCTGACCAAATGGCGCTTGAATGTTTTTGTCATGATTACTATGAATTATAAAAATAGTATCGCAGTAATCTTCATCGCCCCAAGAATCCCAAGTGTAACCGTCTGTAAACATGATGAACTTTTTAGGCACAATGTCATTTTCCTTCATGTAATTCCAGTTAGCCATGAAATCGGTACCACCACCACCGATAACTTCGTAATCTTCAATAAGCTCACCGTTGTCTGACGTAAAATCTTTTTCGTTATAAACAGCAGTATCAAAGCACCATACTTTAATATTATAGTCTTTAAATTCTTCCATAATACCTTTGACTTCGCCTAAGAAGTCTTTTGCTTGTGAGTTACCTATAGAACCACTCATATCTATACTTACACAAATGTCAATGGTGTTTTCAACATTCATACCAGGAAGTATAGCACCTGTCATTTGTGATCTACGTGAAGGCTTACAAAATGTAAAATCGCTTTTTATTGTGCTTTGAATTTGCTGGCGCAGTAATTGACGCCAATTCATTTTAGGTTCTGTAAGATCTTTGATAATACGCTGTACACCTGCAGGTGTATTTCCTGCACCTGCACTTTGTGCCGCATTTAACATGCTTTCTTTGATTTCATCACGTATTTTTTTAAGTTCTTCTTTAGAATAAGTTGGACGCTTGCCTTTGCCTTCTTTTGATTCGTTATTGTTAGAATCATTGCTACCGCTGCCTTCGTCATCACCTTCCCAGTCGACGTGTTCATCTAATAGTTCGCCCAATGCTTCTAATTCTTGTTCATCATACTTTTGGAAAATGTCTTCGTACACTTCTTCAGAAGACCAATTATCGTATTTGAAATCTTGGAAGCAATCAACTAGCTTTGGCATTTCGCCAATTCTATCTCGGACAAGTAAGTTATTGACAATGTAGTCTGCCGCAATATTCCATATCATTGGATTGCGATCATCTCTACGAACAAGATGGTCAAAAACACAATGCAAAATTTCATGTGCAATAACAAACTCGATTTCTTTGTTAGACATTGCATTAAAAAATTGCGTATTGAAGTACAAATTACGTCCGTCGACTGCGGCAGTGCCTAGCCAGTCGTCGCCCTCTACAATACGTAGTCGTGTAGCCATGTTACCAAAAAACGGATGCCGCAAAAGCAAGCCTATACGTGCAACAATAATTCGATCTAGCACCTCTACACGCATTGTTTCTAGATCTTCTTTTGAAATATTAGGATCTGGTTGCCAACGCTTTTTGCCTTCAACATTGTATATTACGTTTGTATTTTGCATTTTGTTTGCCCTTTACTGTAACTTATGTATATATTATAGCAATATTTACAAGATTTGTCAACCATAAAAAAGAAAGAACGACCTCAAAAGAGACCGTTCTTTCTGTATCATTAATGGACTGTTTGAGCAGCCTTAATGTATTTTCCGAACCTTTCGTGGAACTCGTCAAAGCAAGCAACCTCGTCCGGATCAATGGGTAACGAATATTGTGTTAGTGCAAGTTTAATACCCATAACAACTAACTCAGTTTCAAAGTTATCCATTGCAAACTGCAAGAAATTGTTGACTTTTTCATCAAACTTCTTATCATTTTTGTCTGACGCTTCTTTCAACTCGTAGCAAAGAGATACAGTTAAGGAATACATAGCACTGATTTCTTTTGCCTGCATCTCTTTTACTTTTCCTGCAAGTATATCAGTAGGATTAGGCATACTAGCAGCAACCTTGCGGTGCGCCATAAACTTGACAGCCAAGCCTTCGCCTACCGAACCAGCTACAAGATCTGTAGTGGTATTCTCATCAATGTCATCATCTAACAGTTCTGATACAAACGCCCACGAACGAGGCGTTGCAAAAGAACGGCTAGGAGACTTAGGATCAAAGTCATAAAGATCTTTTTTACTAAAAGTTAAGTATCCTAAAACATCGTTATGTATACGGTTATCAGCAGCCCATGAAAACCAATCATCAAAATCAACTGCAAGTTCTAAGTGAACAAAACGGTTAGCCAACGGTGCCGGCATACGATAAGTAACACCTTTGTCAGCGTCACGGTTACCAGCCGCTACAATCATAACATTGTCGGGCAGTTTGTAAGTACCGACCTTGCGATTAAGAATAAGCTGATAAGCCGCTGCCTGTACACTAGGTGCCGCAGAGTTCATTTCGTCTAGGAAAAGAACAATGTTATCATATTGTTTTGCAAACTCTTCGTCTGGAAGTTCTGAAGGAGCACCCCACACCATAGTACCAGAATTACTATCAAAATATGGAATACCTTTAATATCAGTAGGCTCCCAAAGTGATAATCGGATATCAATTAGATGTGAATTACCTAGCCCTTCGGTAATCTGTTTTACAATGTCACTTTTACCAATACCCGGAGGACCCCACAGAAAGATTGGACGTTGCTTCTTAAGAGCATGTCTAATACTTGCTTTTGCGCCGTTTGGAGTGACTGTACGTGTTGCTGTAGCTTCCATAATGTATTCCTTCTAGTTTTCAGTGCTAATTTCTAACTATGTATATATAATAGCATCTTTACAGTAAATGTCAAGTAAAAATTAAAAAAAGAATACTTTAAAAATCAAACACTTACAAATTTTTTTGATTTTTCTTTTGTCTAGTCATTGCTTTTTGTAAGCCATATTTACGTAAATCACCGGCAAATAATGAAAGTTCAACAGCTTTCTTTTGGCCAGTCACTGTTATACTTCTAGGAGTGAGATAGTAAGGACAATCTATAAATTGGTCTAAAAAAATAGCAATTTGCGGAGTAATTGACATATCTTTTGGATAAGGTATATCGTAAGTAGCTAATTCTATTTGCATCAAAACATCGTATCCTGCCTCTGTAAGACGCAATCCTCCGTTATCTTTTGTACGAGTATTTTGCCACCACAAAGGCATGTACTCTTTAACGCTTTGGTCATTTGTACTTTTGCCTAATTCTTTTAGAAATACCTTTGTGTATGTTTCTTTCCAATTCATTCAGCCACTTCTTGACCATCTGTTAATTTTACAACTGTAAATTCCTTACTTTTAAACATTTCATTTAATTTTTTTGCAAGATTAAATGCATGTCCAGGATTAGAAAAACTTACTTTTTTATATTTAGGACCAGGATAATTAGTAATAGCATTTGCACTTTTAAGATTAAATGGCTTTCCTTGATAAAACACAGCCCAAATGGCTTCTGCTTCTAAAACTTGCTCGCTTTTGTATGTTTTATTGTTTATATATTCTAAAAGAACATTTGGCTTTGGCCTACTCATATGCGTATCCTTATTATTAACTACGCATATATTTATCTCTTTTTTATAATATACGTATTTTATTTAACGCACAAATTTAGCAAAAGATGTTGTTATATACTTAATAGTAGTATCGGAGGGCATTCCTCTATGCCTATGAGTCCAATGTGCAGGAAAAAGAATTGTTAAACCTTTTTCAGAAGGTGTTGTTAGATCTTGATTATAAAAATATGTTCCGCCACCATCTTCGATATCGCAAAAGTATGTCATTAAACTAAGGTGTCTAGGCTCAACTTCAGGATCTGTTGATCCGTCATTTTCACAATGTGGTCTTGAAAATGATTCTCCTGGCATGTATTTGTGAAACATAGGTGGCGTCATATGCCACGGTACAAGATCTTCGTAACTCCATTTATATTTTTCTTTATATTTTTCTATTACCTGGAACATTTGAATGGTGTAAGCATCTAACAAATCTTTAGGTAAAGCGTGTATAGGAGTGACACTACAAAATACGTAATCGTCGTATTTGAATATATCAGGATTTTTGTTAAAATAATCTACAATTTCATCGCATAAATTTTTATCTATATACCATCCTGCTATAAAATTATTTAAATCATTACCTTGCCAAGATTCTAACATTTAATTCCAATCATTTCCGCCATTGAGTTCTACTTTAATAACTTCGTCTGTATTATTATTGTTTTCGCAAACTAATTTCTCTAGATCTCCCTGCAACCTAGACATTACAATTCCTAAAGTAAATGCAAGATTTTTTGCTTGCTCTATATTTATCTTGACTTCTTTTGCTTTACTTGCATCAGCATTTTTAACTTGTGTAATAAATTGTTGTAACGGAAGTGTATTAATTGGTTGCACGACTTAATTCCTGCCTCATTTCGATTTCTGTCTTAAAAGGACCTTTCGTTTCATACCGTTCTACAGTAATTAATTTAGGACAGAATGATTTAACCCAACCCTTATCAAAGTGGATAATATAGTATCCTGCACAGTAGAGACTTTTCGACTTAGCACTCTTTGTAAATAAAGGTAGTTTGCGCTGTATGTCATACATTTCATTGTATGGCTTAACACTTGTAGGATAATTATGTATCTTGTATTGTTGGTTAGTATCAACAGGCAATCTGTCAGCTGCATCAGTAAAGATAAACTCCATACCAAACTTTTTCTTAATTTGTCTTTTGTTATCAAAAAAACAAGTTTCTGCATTGCTAGTAAACAGGTAACGGTCATCATTCCAGCTAAGGGTGCCCATTTTTTCACCATTGTTTTCAACAATCCAGAATTTATCTTTTAGAACAGGTTTTGCAGTAATCATTTAGGGTATCTCGCTTGTAAAGGTGTAGCATATGATGCCGCCTGGTCAGCAATACGTTGCATGTCCCATTTAGCACAAAATTTCATAAGACGCATACCAACTTGTGTTATCTCTTTAGGCTGTACATCTTGAATTGTATTATTAATTATCTCTCTAATTTCTGTAGGTTGAGCAGTCAAATCACAAAGCGTAACGTTGCGTGTATAATCGTCTAGTACACGATGTTCTTCACCGTTGTGATCGGTCCAGCGTTGTAACATCATATTGTTCCAATTATAACCTTTTTTATCTTTATCAGCAAATGCTTCTAACAAACCTACTTTGTTCTTTGTGCCTTTCTTGCGAACACCAGGGTAAGCACTAAAAACGTTATCACTAGTGTCTCCTCTCATACATTTTTCAAACAGCATAAATTCAGGCTCAGGCGCAGGCTTAGGTTCTTTTGTTTTTTTATCTAAAACAGGCTTGCCCTTGTCGTCAAAGTAACCTTCGTGTGTAATTGTAGTGT